GGACGCGTCTCCGTTATACTTTTCAGGTCTCTTAACTTTATATTTTCCTGAATATGTTTTACCCATATTATTATTTATTCATTATAAATAATAGTATAGACAATAAGGAATTCAGTAATGCACTCGAGCCCAACACACCATTCATACGCACAACACTTCCAGTTTCCTAGTACGTTAGGAGATTCTCATATTATTGATTGGGATAGTAGTACTGAATCAACATATGTATCAGAACGAAGGGTAAAAAACAACAGCAACTCGTCAGCAAAAGAACCATTTATTTTATTTGAATTTCTAGAAGTAGAAGGTAGTCCCGACAAATCCACCACCCATATTGGGTGGGATGATTCACTAAAATCCATCAAAAAATTAGAAACGCCTTTTTTGACATCAATACAACGTGCGTTAATAGATGCACCCATTGTCAAAAGAAATCTTAGGGGTTCTGTTGCTTTATATATGACGACCGATATACAGATTAATGATGTAATGAATTATGCCGAGGACACCAGAAAATTTGCAGCGGTTGCTGGACATTTTGGGGGAGAATTCGAGAAAGGCAAGCTTGCTAAAGATGCTGCTACAGATCTTGCTGGCGCAAACATTACAGCTTTGACTACTGCATTTGGTTCAATAGGTAAGGCTTTGGGTGCTCTTGCTGGTTATGGTCTTGGTGATATTATTGCTACCGAGTACACAAGAATAACAGGAAAGGTTACAAATCCTAACGAATTCTTAAATTATCAATCGACAGGATTAAGATCTTTTTCATTTTCCTTTAAATTTTTACCATCTTCCAGAAAAGAATCTGAAGACATAACTGAAATTTTAAAAATGTTTAGAAGTGCGGCGCACGCAACTAAAAAGTCTGCGGTAATATTACTTGTTCCAGACCATATAGCAATTTCTTTCTATGGTGGAAAGGATATGATTCAAATACCGCCGGTAATTATTACTGGAGTGAGTACCACATACAACCCTAACAACGTTTCTTTCTTCCAAGTAGATAATGCCCCAGTAGAAATAGATATGACGTTGACATTGCAAGAGTTAGTTCCAATTTATAAGGAAGACGTTATGGATAAGGGGTATTAAAATATGTATTTTTCTAACATACCAAAAATAAGGGTGGATGTTTCTGGAAACGGAATATTCGACACATTAGTTAATTTAACCGCCGCAGTAAAACTATCAGACAAGGTGGTGGATAATGCAGGTTTTTACGAAACCATCGATGTACAAGATGGTGAAAGACCAGACCATTTATCCCAGAGGTTATATGGTAATCCAAAATATTACTGGACATTTCTTTTACTTAATAGACAAATTAAAAATGTTTGGAATGACTGGCCTATGAAGTATTCACAATTAAAAGAATATTGTGAAAATAAATACGAACATCTTGGTGCGGTAACAAATGATGATTTAAATATTAAATTTATTCTTGGTGAAGATGTGCAAGGGGTATTAAGTGATGCTGTTGGAACTATCCAAGAAATACATGTTAATAAAGGATATCTTGTTTTAAAAGTAAAAACTGGAACATTTAAAAGTTCTGGAGAATCTATTTTTGGGTTAAATTCTCAAGATTCTGTGGTTGCAGTTTCGATAAAATCCACAGCATATGCTCCCCACCACCATGTATCTGACTCAACAGGGGAGGATGTTCCTAAAGGAGACGGCGGTGTTGGTACTACCCCATTCACATATTATGATTACGAATCTAAGATACATGACGAAAACAAATATTTAAAAGTTATTCGTCCAGAATATATTGATGAAGTTGCGTCTAAGTTTATAAAATTAATGAGAGTATAATGCTCACCATAAAAAACTTAGAAGTTAAATTATTTAACATTGACATCTCCCCAATAATAACAAACCTTGTTATTAAAGAATCTATACACGGTGATTTGTCAGGTACTATTTCAATACAAGACGGGATTAATTTAATAGATAATGTTATTAATAAGGAAAGTGTTATTCACATAACATATGAATATTTGGATTTACCCACGGAAGTTTCGTTTTATGTTAATGGTGTTACGGACATATCAATAAGTAAATCTTCAAAGACATATAATATCCATTTAGAATCTATTAACAAATTAATTTCTTCTAATAATGTATTGTCTCAAACATATACAGGTAATTCACATAAAATTTTATCAAATATATACGCCACATTATATGGGAAAGATTCGTTGAAAGTAATTTCTAAAACACTTACTTCTGGAAAATATATTGCTCCAAATATTTCTTCAAGAAAAGTTATTGATATTATTACTCAAAATGCATACGATTCAAATTATTCCGGAATGTTTTTATACCAAAGGTTGTTGGACGGTGGTATAACAAGATTAGAATCCCATCACGACATTTTACAAAATATATTTGCGGGTGGTTTTAAAATAAAAGAAAAGGTTGCTTCCATTTCTGATTCAAATTCGTTAGGAACATCTTCTAACTTTTTTGTGAAGGAAGATAATAATGATATTTTAAATAAAATGCAAGTGGGTGCTTATGGTTTGTCGGCGGATGTCCTAGATATCTCGGAAACTTCTTCCACGACATTCTCAAACGGGACATCAATATCTATGTTAGGTGTGTCGAGGAAAGACTTATATGATACTGACACCCCTTTATTAAGAACTTCTTTATTCTCTACCCATAAGAAATCAACATTCGCTAAGTTTAGAATGTTTAATGTTAACATGATTGTTTCTGACGTGGTATCAATTCCTGGAATCTCTTGTGGATATGTGATTGGTATAGAACAGGGCGGCGGCAACGTTTCTGGGTCTTCTTATGATGGAGGATATTTGGTGTCAGGGATAACACATAAAATGAGATTGGATGGGGGTGAGATGTTCTATTCTCAAGATTATAATTTGGTAAGAGAATCATAATGAATTACGGATTAGTAGAAGACATTAACGACCCACAACAACTTGGAAGAGTTAAGGTGAGAGTGTATGGTGTTCACACAAAGAAAATATTAACTAAGGATCTCTCTTGGTCAATTTCTATTATGCCCCCAACAACTCCTGCCGTGAGAGGTATAGGACATTCAGTTAATTTGCTCGTCGGAACTTTAGTGGTGGGGATGTTCTCTGATAATTCCAACCAAGATTTCTTAATTTTAGGTACATTACCAACCAAGACAGATGGACTTGAAGATAATAATATAAGAGTTCGTGGTGGTATAGACCCGAATGAGACTGACACAATGGGTGCAATGCAACCACCATCAGGTTATGCGCCAACATACCCATATAATAATGTATATGAAACAGAGTCTGGTCATGTAAAGGAATATGATGATACTCCAGGATCAGAACGAATAAACGAACGACATAAGTCTGGAACATCATATGAAATCCAACCCAACGGAAGCAAGGTGGAAAGAATTGTTAGGGACAACTACACATTGGTAATGCATGATGATACACTTGAAGTACATGGTTCGGTAAATATAATTGTTTCTGAGAATTGTAACTTAGCAGTGGCAGGATATCTTACAGCAAATGTTGGTGGGGATATGGATGTTGCTGTCTCTGGAAACACTACAATAACTTCTGAAAATGATATTACTCTTAACGCAAAGACTTCAAAAATTAAATTAGATACGCCAACGGTAGAATGTACAGGAAATATTACTGTTGTCGGTGATGTTATTGCCGATTCAGGTATAACATTAGAAACCCACGTACATCCTGGAGATGGTGGTGACAATTCAAGTGGAAATACTGGTGCACCATCTAGTTCTTAAGTATAAATACTATTATGACCATAGCAAGAATAACCCCATACTCTGACTTAGACTTTTCCTTTAAGACTAATCCTAATACAAAAGATGTTGGAATTGTGAAGAACGATAATTCGATAAAACAAAGCGTTCTTAATATATTAAAAACCAATCATGGGGAACGTCCATTTAATTATTACTTCGGAGCAAACCTCCGATCTTTTTTATTTGAGAACATAACTAATATTACCGCGGCGAATATTTCGTCTGCAATTAAATATTCGTTATCCAATTGGGAACCAAGGGTGGAAATTTTAAATGTAAACATAAAAACCACACCAGAAGATAAAGATATACACATAACATTAACCGTGAAAATACTTTCAACGAATGAGATCACGGATATATCAACCACATTAGAGAGATTACGATAATGGCACAAGAGAGAAGAATTAACGCAAGCGAATTGGATTTTCCTCAGATAAAGGCAAATTTAATTGCATACATGAAGGAAACAGACACAGTCTTTAATGATTACAATTATGATGGGTCGGCAATGAACACCATCATTGATGTTCTCTCTTATATAACCCACATCAACTCTATTAACGCGAACTTCGCACTTAACGAAACATTCCTTGACACTGCCCAACTTCGTTCTTCTATTGTCTCCCACGCTAAACTACTGGGTTATACTCCAAGGTCTGTCAACCCATCAGTGGCATATGTAAATCTTAAAATGAATTATGATACTACAGCCACACCATTATGGAACTATGATGACCTTGGTGGGTCTCTTCCGTTAGTCATTCCAAGAGGGTCTACATTCTCTACGACAATAGATGGCGTTCCTTATAATATGTTTGTCACGGAAACAACCTCAATTGAATTTGATTCTGTGAATGGATGGTTGTTTAGTAATATTAAAATTGAACAAGGTTCATTAAAAACTAGATCTTTCACTTTCCAGGATAATACCTTTGAGCAGTATATTCTTTCTGATAAAAATGTAAATACAAATTCAATAAAAGTTGAAGTATCTGCATCCTCTACTTCTTCTGAGACAGACACATATTCTTTATATACAAATATTGTAAACATTGATGAAAAATCTAAGATTTATTTCCTTGAAGAAACTAGGGAAGGATTTTATGAAATAAAATTTGGTGATGGAATTATTGGTAAGAAACCAGACAACGGCAATAGAATTTCAATAGAATATTCAGTCCTTGATAATAGAGACATTAATGGAACATCATTATTTTCTTTCACAGATTCATTGGAGGGTAATTCTGATGGAACCGTTACTGTTGTTACTAAAGCAACTGGTGGATCGCCAGCAGAAACAAATTCATCAATTAAGTTTAATGCACCTCTTGGGTTCGTATCACAAAACCGTGCAGTGACGCCTGATGATTATAAATCAATCATTCAAAACACATATGGTAATATTGATACATTAACCGTATGGGGTGGCGAAGATAATGTTCCACCTGACTACGGAAAGGTTTATATTTCTATTAAACCTCTTGATGGAGAAACGTTATCAGAAAACGATAAAGCAAAAATTATTGGTAACTATTTAAAACCTAAGAACATTGTATCCATCACACCAATTTTGGTAGACCCTGACTATACATATATTGACCTTGAAGTATTCTTTAAATTTAATCCTAACGTTGCAAATATTAGGGTGAACGCCTTAGCTGAAAACATTAGAACAACAATCACAAATTATAATAATAACATATTAAAATCGTTTGGTGGTGTATATAGAAGTTCAAACTTATTAAGGGATATTGATGCTACGTCCGTTGCAATTCTATCTAACATTACTAGGGTGTCGTTCCATAAGAAGTTCGTACCTACAATAGGCGAAGAGAAGAGATACCAGTTTGACTTTAATCAGGCATTAGCCAAGAAGGGAACTTCATACATTACTTCCACTGAGTTTATGTATAATGGATATTTATGTATCCTCAAAGATTATTACAATTCAGAAACACTTAAAAACGTTATACAAATTGTGGATTTGGCCGCTATTGTTAGAAATGCTAATATAGGTTATGTTGATGAAGTATCGGGAACTGTTGTTCTTGAGGGATTTAACCTTACATCTATTATAGACACCACAACAACTAAGTTAAGAATTAAAACAAAACCCGCATCATCAGACGTTAAACCAATGAGAAACGAACTCCTTACAATTAATGTGAATGAAGTAAAGATTATTGGTGAGGTTGACACAATGGCTATTGGTGGTACAACGGCCGGAATTGATTATACAACGGTTAGTAACTAATGCACGGAAACACTTTCAATATATCTTCTTTTGTAAATGACTTAATACCAGAACATATTGTTTTTGCCAACCCAGAACTTGTTGAGTTCATTAAGCTGTATGCATTATATCTTGAGAAAACAAATTTATCCGCATACTATCTTAATCAATTAGATCTTCAAAGAGACATTGACCTTATTGAAACAGAGTTATTAACAGAACTTCAGAATGAGATAGGTACACCAATTCCTAGATCTTTTGCAGCAGACCCTCGGTTATTCTATAAACATCTTGTAGACTTTTATATATCTCGTGGCACACCAGAATCTATTAAGTCATTCTTTAGACTTATCTATGATGATGATGTGGAAATTTACTTTCCGAAGGATGACATGCTTATCCCGAGTGATGGTAAGTGGTATGACCAATCAGCGAAGATTAAAGAGAACCCTTCTAATTATACCCCATCATATACTTGGGACACATCATTAACATCTGACGTAACCGTTATTGGTTTTGCCGATGATGGTGGATTCCTTCCAATATTTGATGGTGATATTATTACAGTAGCTACTGTAATAACTGCAGGATCATTTGTAAGTGGAACTAAATATAAAATAATAGTATTAACAGGTACTTCTCAAGCTCAATGGAATATTGCTGCTGGTACAAATGGAATTACTTATGAAGTAGATGATACATTTACAGCTGCTGATGTGGGAGAAGGGGATGGAACAGTTATAGCCGTTAATGGTGATTATGAACCTGGCGTGACATTAACAATTGAACAGGCGGTATCGGATGGCGAAACATACAACCTCCATAAGATAACATTCCTTGATAGGACAATAACATCTTCTGATGTTGTCAAGTCATATAGGCCTGGACTATTTACTGTGACGGACAGTTTCCCTTCTGATAAGAAGTTCATTCAAGACTCTTTATTTTATCAAAAGTTTTCTTATGTTTTAAAAACAGGTAGAAACATTAAGGATTGGAAAGACGCATTCATACGTTTGATCCACCCATCAGGATTTAAATTCTTTGGTGAGATTCTCATTAACATTGAGATGTTAATCCAGAGAAGTGGGGATCAGCCAGGATATCAAATAGAGGGTCTTCCATTTTCTATTAATATTGGTGCGGTATATCTATCATTACTAGCTTCAGAATCTGGAACATTCGTTGAGAAGACTTGGACTATTCCAACAAGTGGATACGATGGAATTAGATACGAGAACCAACCAATTGGAATATGGGATCACTTTAGAAATATTCAATTCCAAAATTGGAGACCAATATCTGATTATTCCAACTTTACCATTGAAGACGTTATAAATAAGAATATAGGAACACAAATTGGTTGTCAAATTATACAATGTGACAACGCCGACGTAAGTTGGAACGGTGACATTCCTTATACTACTACAAACAATATAGATTACATAGTAGACGGAACAGATACAGGTACTGATACAACATACTACGAAATAGATTGTCCAGTAATAACATAAAAACGGAGAAGAAATGCCAGCAATTATAACAAGCAAATTTAGATTAGATTCCACTGAGGCGTTTATCGACTCCTTACAGGGGGATACCAACAAACACTATTTAGGGATAGGAAGGGCCCATGCATGGACTCCCGAAGACACATCCCCAGACACGCCATTCGAAAACGATGACACAAACGCAACTGCATGGGAAAACATGTATGCCGCAAAGAAAGTTGAAACTATCGATTCAATATATGCCACGGTAAGAAACCTTTGGGTGTCTGGCCATGAAGGTGGATATGCAGAATACGACGACCAAGACGAGGACTTAGAAAGTAAACAATATTTTGTTATTTCTGATAACAATAACGTATTTATATGCTTAAAGTCTGGAGCATCGCCTTCGGTAAATCCTGATCTTGGTGGTGTAACAACCTCTGGTGTTATTGATAATACATCTGGTGATGGTTATATCTGGAAATATTTATTTACAGTTCCTGTAGATACAGCTTCTAAATTTTTAACTACATCATTTATCCCTGTCCATCACATTACTTCAGAACCGACTCTGGCAGCGGGTGATGACTCAGCATTAGTAAATCAATGGTCTGTTCAGGATAACGCTGTTGATGGTGGAATACATAACATTAAAATTGAGGATGGTGGAACAGGATATACTGATGTACCAGACATAGAAATTAGTGGTGGAGATTCATCCGCTACTGCCACGGCAACACTTACTGATACTGCTATTACCGACATTACAATAACCAACGCTGGAACTGGATATACTAATGCAGTTGTAACCGTTGTTGGTGGTGGTGGTTCTGGTGCTTCATTAAGAGCTGTCCTATCACCTAAAGGTGGGTTTGGTTTCGACCCAAGAAACGAATTAAGAGCACACTATGTCGCCATCAATAAAGTATTTAATGGTGATGAGTCTGGTGCTATTCCATCAGCAAACGACTTTAGACAAATTTCATTAATCAAAAATCCCACAGAGACTGATAGTTCGGATGTGACAACTGTAGCGACTGATACTATATATGATGTCACACATTCTCTAGTGATTGATGGTGGTGCAGACGACTTCGCAGTGGATGATGAAATTGAAGGAACATCTTCTGGTGCAAAGGGAATTGTTGTAGAATATAAATTGGATGGAGAAAACTCAAGTAATAGTATAGCAACAATTTACTTCAACCAAAACCCTTCTACGGGATTTGATACATTTGATTCTGAGAATGATTACGTTAGATTAAGTTCTGAGACAGTGACTGGCAACGTCATCACGGCAGTGAACCCCCCAGACCTCGATAAGTATTCTGGAGAAATATTATTCTTAGAGAATAGAACGCCTGTATCTAGGGGTTCAGATCAAATAGAAACAATTAGATTAGTAATCGCATTTTAAATTAGGAAAGAGACATGGCAATTAAGTTTAACATTGAACCGTACTGGGATGACTTTAATCAGGCTACAACAGTAGATGGATTAAGCCCGAAGGAAAAATATAATAAGATTTTATTTAGACCAGGCCATGCTATTCAAGCAAGGGAACTAACCCAACTCCAAAGTCAATTACAAAATCAAATATCCTCGCAAGCGGATCACATATTCAAGGATGGTTCTGTTGTTGTTCCTGGTGAAATTACTGTACATAACAGAATTGATTACTTAAAGGTAACAACATCTGTCACTACCCTATCTGATTTTGTTGGAAAAGAAATAAACGACGGAACTAATTATGCGAAGGTCATCCATGTTGTGGCAGCAACTGCGACCGACCCTATAACATTATTCGTAAAATATGTTTCGGGTTCTTCTAAGTTTGCCGAAGGTGCATCATTAACTGGTACGTCTTTGTCGGCTCTTATAGAAACAGGTGAAACATCCAACGATGATTCCTGGTCGGGTCTTGGTTCTCTTGTTTCTATTTCTGAAGGTATTTACTATATCAAGAAGCATTTTGTTATAGTTAAACCAGAAACACTTATTCTTGAAAAATATACCGCTAATGTTTCTTATGATGTAGGTTTTACCGTGACAGAAACTCTTATAGATTCTTCTACGGATTCATCTCTTGTTGATAATGCTCAAGGAACTCCTAATAAGTCAGCTCCAGGCGCCCACAGATATTCTATAAAAACGACCCTTTCAAAAAGGGATACTTCATCAACAACAGGTAATTTTATTCTTCTTGTCAGGTTAGAAGGTGGTGCGATTGTTAAATCCCCAGTTAAAAATACCCAATATAATATTATTGGTGATACTATGGCGAGAAGAACGTTTGATGAGTCTGGAAATTATACAGTAAATCCATTCCCAGTATCTATTAAAAATCATGCGACAGATACAACTAAATTAATAGCTTCGGTAGAACCAAGTAAAGCATATGTTCAAGGTTTTGAAATCGAAACAACTTCGGTAATTAATATCAATATTGATAAGTCTAGATCTTCTGAATTAGCAACGGATAAAGTGGTTCAGATTGAAACTAATAATTACATCGATATTTCTTCAATGGAATCATATCCTAATACCACAACCTTTGAACTTATTAATATTAAAAATGGTTCTTCTATAGTGGCTACCGTTAGAGTTAGGTCTATTGTTGGGTTAGGTGAATCTAAGTACAGACTACATGTATTTGATTATCAACCAATCGCCCCACTTACTATCACGAATTGCACGCTGGCTGGAACAATAAACCAAAATTTTGTCGCAGACATTGAGGACGCGAACTTAGGTTCTGACACATTAGTATTCCCTCTTCCTATTAATAGGGTGAAGACGTGTAACTCAGTTACAGATTCGAACATCACAACCACAGACTTCAATTATAGATTTGAAGCAAACAGAATCATGGGAACATATACCGTTTCTTCTGGACAAGCGGTGTTTTCTGGTGCTACGAGTGATGAGACAATAGGGTCAAAATCAAATTTAAACAATTGGGTATTAATTGATAACGATAATTATACTGTCATTACATTAACAGAACCTTATATAGATGTAGACAATCCAGTTTCTGGTGCATCAACCGTAACAATCACTGGACTAACTAATGGTGCTGAAGTAACATTAATTGCTCCTGTAATTAGGACACTTAATCATAAGATCAAAACGAAGACGGCAACTACATCATCAACCCAAAAAGTATTTACATTTAATAGTTCTGTAGATTTCCACCAATATGAAGACCTTGCTCACTCAGATGTCCTAGACCTTACTTCTGTTGTGGACTCAAATTCTGTTGTTATTACAGATAACTTTGAAGTTGTCTCTGGTGCAACGGGAAGTTATTATGGACATGGTAAAATAAAACTTAAATCTACATCTAACTATGTGGTGTCTGGTAATATCACTGTTAATTATAATTATTTCACACACTCAACTGGTGATTTCTTTACGGTAGATTCATACTCTTCTATTGATTATGTAGACATTCCAACATTTGAGAATATTGAATTAAGGTCTGCTGTTGACTTCCGACCTAGAATGGCTGATGATGTTCTCAACTTTACTAGTACCAATGCATCAACAAGTGTGTGTCCTATTCCTAATTCACAATTTGAGACAGACATCCAATATTACCTAGACAGAATTGATAAGATATTCATTAACAAAGATGGAATCCTCGATGTTGTATATGGTGTACCATCATTAAACCCTAAGAAACCAGAATCACCTAAAGATTCAATAATTCTTTATGAATTGTATGTCCGTGCTTATACATTATCCCCTGAAGAAGTAATATTAACCTTTATTGATAATAAACGTTATACAATGAGGGACATTGGTAAGATTGAAAAACGTGTTAATAACCTTGAGTATTATACAACATTATCTTTACTTGAAACCGAAGCGAACGCCTTACAAGTGTTGAACCCAGAAGATGGTACATTAAGATTTAAGTCTGGATTCCTTGTTGATTCATTTAAGAGCACAAGGGTTGGTAGAACATCTTCTCCAGAATATAAAGCAGGTATTGACCCACTCAACGGTTCTTTAAGACCTTTATTCTCTGAAGGTAATGCCAAATTATTATATGAATCTGATACTTCAACAACTGTTACTACTGGTGATCTAATAACAATACCATATGAGAATACAGCATTAATAACACAAACACAAAGTTCTGGAATAATTAATGTAAATCCATACTCAGTATTTAACTGGACTGGTACTATAAAATTATCTCCGCATTCAGATGAATGGAAAGATATTGATAGACGTCCTACGGTAATGTTAAATAATGACGGGGTATATAATGCATTATTACAGACATTACAAGGAACAACAGCTACTGGTACTGTTTGGGGTTCTTGGGAAACTAACTGGGTAGGGACAGAAGATTCTTCTACAACTGTTTCCAACCCCACAGAAAAAATTACAACTACTACTACTACAACGACCAAAAACCAAATTAGGAGTGGAGTTGCAACTTCTGTCGAGACTGGTACTGTTATCAGCAATATAGGTGATAGACAAGTTTCAATAGCATTTAGACCGTTTATTAGGTCTAGGGTGGTTAAATTTGAAGCAACACTATTAAGACCAGACACTCGAGTGTATGCTTTCTTTGATGGTGTAGATGTTTCTGATTGGGTTAGAGCATATAACTCAGCCGATACGGATCCAATCCCTCTAGTGGGCCCTAATAGTGAAACTGTACATCCGTTGGGATCTTCAACTTTAACAACGGACTCTAATGGGGCAATATCAGGTACATTCTTTATCCCTAATAACTCTTCCATTAATTTCTCGACAGGACAAAGAGAATTTATATTAGTCGATTCTCCTACTCCAGAAACTACATCTACAGTAACAACTTTTGCTTCTTCCGCATACTATGCAAAGGGAGTAATAGAAACTGTAGAAAATGTTATTCTATCTACTAGAACACCATATGTTCATAAAACGAGTGTTTCAGATGCGAGAATAGTTACTTCAAGAAGTACATCTACTTCTTCTATACCACAACCTAAGATTTCGCCTCCTATTTCAAGTGCTCACGTGCCGCAACCACCAAAGTATCGGCAAGGTAGTCAGACCAATGCTACACCTTACGAACCAGAAGAATTTTCATCGGCATTCTCACCAAATGAAAATTGGTCTGCTGATCCTCGAGGAGAGGATTCGAGGGACAGCAAAAACACCTCTTGTGGGTGGAAAGATCCATTAGCACAATCATTCTTGATTGATATGGCTGGAGGTGTTATGGTAACTGCGTTAGATTTGTATTTCACGTCTGCTGATGATAATATTCCAGTTTCTGTAAGTATAAGAACCATGTTGAATGGTTCTCCTACACAAACAATTGTGCCATACTCAGAAACGACTTTAAACCCTTATGATGGAACAACTCGTATCGTAAAAATAGATGGAAATGCAACACGATTCTGGTTCGAATCCCCTGTATACCTTCAAGAAAATGTTGAATATTGCTTTGTTGTTGACTCTAACTCAGATGCTTATAATGTGAAATTTGCTACACAAGGTCTTGAAGATGATGATGGAGATTTAATAATTAAACAACCTTACAATGGTGTTATGTTTAAATCTCAAAACGCTTCTACATGGACTGAAGATCAAACTTCTGATTTGACCTTTGTGTTACACAGAGCAGTCTTCGAAATTGAAACTACATTTGGATTAGTTTTATCAAATGAAGAATTACCAAAACGTTCTTTATTTGATAACCCGTTCTCTACAGTAACGGGTGATGCTGGAGTTAATACTGTTACGGTAAGTCATTATAATCATGGAATGTTGATTTCTGACTATGTTGTGATAGCAGGAGCATCGGCAACAAATGGTATAACAACAGCTGAAATTAATGCAACACATGAAATTCTTTCCATTAAGAGAAATAGTTATACTATTGAAATCACAACTGGTGGAGCTGTTACGCCGGGTACTGGCGGTGAAAACTCAGTAAGCGCTACACAAAATTTAGCGTTTAATATTTTACACCCTATTGTCCAATCAATGATTTTCCCAGGAACGTCAATGGGATGGGGTATAAAAGATACTATTGAAGGTGAATCTGCTCCGTCGAGCAATTATACTAGTATCGTCCCTAATAGTAACTACTATCCGCAATCGGCAATGTCTATTAAATCTGGTTCTACACCATCATTAATATTGAGTGGTGCAATGTATACCAATAAAAATAATATTTCTCCAGTGGTGGATATGACAAGGTGTTCCGTTATTACCATTTCGAATATTATTGATGAAAATACTGATGTTGCAGAAACAGATAAATCGAATGGTTCTGCTTTAGCTAAATATGTCACTAAAACAGTACAGTTAGATAACCCCTCAAATGTTTTGAAAGTGTATCTTGATACCAACAAACCAAAATTCACAAATATTATTGTGTATTATAAAATTGGTTCGGACGCAGGTACTTTTGATAATACTGATTGGATTGAATTGGTATCAACAGTACCATTCTCCGATGATATTAATGTATATAAAGAAGTGGAATATAATTTAGATGACGTTGATGAATTTACAATGTTCGCAATTAAGATTGTGTTCACTTCATCTAAAACTTTTAAAATTCCATCTGTTAGAAACTTGAGGGTGATAGCACTAGTATGATACCAGTAGAAGGACAAGCAGATTTAATGAGAGACCCAAATTCTGGAGCTATTATAAATACTAATAAATCTAATGCAAAGATCGCTAGGGAAACTACTGCGAGGATTAAGAAAGAAAAGGAACGTTTAGAAACGTTAGAGAACGATGTGTCAGAAATTAAAGACATGCTTAAAAAACTATTAAAAAAGAAGAAGTAAACTATGGCAAATATAACCGTACCAAATACAAGCACCTTCGAACAATGGAGGGTTAAGACTAATGATATATCAGACGCTGTAGGTGATGTCGATGACCTGACGTCCTTAATTACTGGTGGCACTGATGTTGTGGCATCTCTTACCGATATTAAAGATGTTTCGGACACCAACACAACAAGCATCGGAACAATAGGAAGTTTATACGGTAACGGTACTTATACAGATTTAGTATCTGCCACAGGAGACCTTGATACAAGGACAACTACTAACGCGACAAACATTACTTCTAATGATGTTGATATTGCAACTAACCTTGCAAGTATCGGAACAATAGGAAGTTTATACGGTTCACAAGAAGATTTAGTATCAGCCGCAGAAGACCTTGATACAAGGACTTCTACTAACCTTGCAAGCATCGGAACAATAGGAAGTTTATACGGTAACGGTACTTATACAGATTTAGTATCTGCCACAGGAGACCTTGATACAAGGAC